AACACCGCCGGCGGCTCGCGTGTCGCGCGCGGGTTCGACTCGAACGTGGTCGGCGAGGGCTTCGACTGGATCCTCGTCGACGACCCGCACGACCCGCGCGACTCTGAAGGGCAGATCCAGGCGGTGCTCGACGGTTGGGACGTCGCGCTGTCGTCGCGCGTCAACGATCCGCGGTGCTCGATCCGCACCGGCATCATGCAGGCGATCGCCGAGAAGGATTTCTCGTCGCACGTGCTCGGCCAGGGCTGGGCGTGGCTGTGCCTGCAGATGGAGAACGCCCCGGACGCGCTCACCAAGGACTTCCCGATCGCGGTCGCGATCGACGGGAAGTCGACGCGGCGCGACCCGCGGCCGCGCGGCGAATGTCTGCACCCCGCGCGGTTCCCGCCGGCCGTGCTCGACCAGCGCAAGCTCGAGCTCGGGCCGTACGGCTACGCCGCGCAGTACCAGCAGCGCCCGGCACCGCTCGAGGGCGGCATGATCAAGCGCGACTGGTTTAAGCGCTTCACGCTCGTCGACGTCACGAAGGACGGCAAGCTCGACTTCGACTGGGTGACGATCACCGTGGACCCGACCGGCAACGCGGTCGAGGACGGCGACCAGGTCGGCCTGCTCGTCGTCGGCGGCAAGGGCCCGCGGCGTTTCGTGCTCGAGGACGCGAGCCGCCGGATGACGTTCCTCGAGACGTGCGCCACGATCCGCGCGCTGCTCGTCACGTATCCCTCGTGCCGCAAGGTGCTCGTCGAGAAGTCGGTCGTCGGACCGGCGATCGTCGAGCAGCTGCGCAAGGAGGTGAGCCAGGGCGCGCTGCGGATCGTCGTGATCGAGGAGCTCACCACGCACATGCTGGGCACCAAGTCGCAGCGCGCGCTCGCGATGGTGCCGGCGCTGGCCGCCGGCATGGTCCACCTGCTCGACGGCGCGCCGTGGATCGCGGCGTTCGTCGGCGAGCACGCGCTGTTCCCGAACGGCCGGCACGACGATCGCGTCGACGCCCTGGCGCAGCTGCTCGCCCACTACGCGCCGATCGAGGACCCGCAATCGCGCTGGCGCCTGCTCGGGTCCTGAACCGGAGCCTCATCCGGCCTGTTCGCCAGCCTGTTCATCAGCATGGCCGATCAGGAACAGGCACGACGTGTGGACGGCACCTTCCCTCCGGGTGTCAGCGGGAACCCAGCGGGTCGACCACGCCGACAGCAGCGCGCCGACGGCTACGTCAACGCGTTCCTCGGTCACGGGACGACGCGCGATCGGCGCACCGTCACGACGCACCGGACCTGTGCTGTCAACGATCTCACCGCGATCGACCTGCGCCGAGGCAATTGGCTGGCCGCCCGTGTGTGCGAGCTGCCCGACGCTGACGCGTTCCGCCGTGGCTTCGAGCTCAAGCTCGACGACAAGGAACAGGCCGAGGAGGTCATGGGTGCGGCCGAGGCGCTGTGCATCGCCAAGCGCGTCATGGCGGCGGGTCAGATGGAGCGCACGTGCGGCGGAGCCGCGCTGTTCCCGGTGCTCGAGGGCGCGCTCGGGCCGCTCGACGCGCCGCTCGAGCTCGACGCGGGCTCGCCCCGGATCGCGCGCGTCGCAGCCATTCACCTGCTCGAGCCGCGCGAGCTCGTGCCCGTCTATTGGTACACGGACCTGACGTCCGAGAAGTTCCGGCGGCCGTCGCACTACCAGCTCTGGCCGCTGTCCGGAGGGGCCGGCGCGAGCGCGCGGACCGTGATCGTGCACGAGAGCCGGCTGGCGATCTGGCCGGGCCTGCGCTTCACGGAGCAGACGTTGCCGGGCCAGCGCCTCGGATGGGGCGACTCGGTGATGAACCGGGTCGCCGAGGTGCTCGCCGACTTCGGGTTGTCGTGGGGGAGCGCCGCGACGATCCTGCACAACTTCTCGCAGCGGGTCTTCAAGCTGAAGGACCTGACGGAGATGTTGCGCGTGGAGGGCGGCGAGGCGCTGTTGCAGAAGCGCGTCGCCGCGATGGACATGGTCGCGAACGCCCTGCGAGCGTTGCCGATCGACGCGAACGACGACATGATCAACGTGACCACGTCGGTCGCCGGCCTGGCCGACCTGCTGATCCAGTTCGCGCAGCTGATCTCCGCCGCGGCCGACATGCCGATGACGCGGCTGTTCGGGATGTCGCCGGCCGGGCTGAACGCCACCGGCGAGCACGACGCCGAGGGTTGGTACGAGCGTGTCGGCCAGCGCCAGCAGGACCACACGTACAACCTCGAGTGGCTGATCCGCCTGCTGCTCTTGTCGGCCGACGGACCGACAGCCGGCAAGGAGCCGGACATCTGGTCGATCGAGTGGCGGCCACTGCAGAAGCCGAGCGAGAAGGACGACGCCGAGACGCGCAAGCTCGCCGCCGAAGCCGACAAGATCTACTTCGAGGCCGGCGTGCTCTCCTCGGACGACATCGCGAAGTCGCGGTTCGGCGGGGACACCTACTCGCGCGAGACGAACGTCGACTGGGCGGCGCGCAAGAAGCAACAGGCGCTTGAAGCGAAGCAAGCCGCCGCCGTCGTCGCCGCCGATCCGGCAGCCATGGCTGCGATGGGTCGCGGGCCGACACCAGGAGTGAAGTCTGGTGCCGCGAAGCCGGCCGTTGCAGAGCCGCCGGCGGAGGACTGATGCGCGCGCGGGACGTCGCGGCGCACGTCGCGATGCAGCGCCGGCTCGGGTTCGCGCGGTCGCGCCGACGGGTGCCGATCGCCCGGCCGCCGCGTCTAGTCGAGTCCGACTACGCGGCGCGGCTGGCTGACGAGGTCGGGCGCTGGCGGGCCGCGATCGCCGACCTGATCGCCGGGGCGCCGACGATGCTCGAGCGGCACCGGCGCGAGCGCGCCGACGGCGCCGAGTTCCGCGCCGACGCCGGCGAGATGCGACACGCCCGTGCGCTGCTCGATCGCGCGCGCGATCGCGTGGCGGCATCGGCGTCGCGTGCGGAGTCCGACGCTCGGCGGGTCGCGGACGCCGTCACGCGGCATCATCGCGCCGAGCTCGATCGGCAGACCGAGGCCGGGCTTGGGGTGCGACTGCCCACGTCCGATCGCGGCCTTCACGCGCTCGTCGATCACTTCGCGCACGAGAACGCGGCGCTGATCCGGTCGCTCGGCGAACGAACGCTCGGCGACGTCGAGAAGGCCGTGGCGAACGCCTTCCGGACCGGCGCCAGGCACGAGACGCTGGCCGACGAGATCGCGCGGCGGTTCGAGATCGCCGATAATCACGCCCGACTGATCGCGCGCGACCAGATCGGCAAGCTGAATGCGCAGGTCACGCGCGCGCGTCACCGCGAGCTCGGGATCGCGCGCTTCCGATGGCTGTCGATGCACGACGAGCGCGTGCGGCCGCACCACGAGGCGATGACGACCAAGAACGGCGGCGTGTGGTCGTACGAGGGGCCGGGACGGCCGTCGTTCTTCCCGGGCGAGGAGGTCCTGTGCCGCTGCGCCGAGCAGCCGCTGTTCGACGAGATCCTCGCCCTGGTCGACGATCTGCTCGAAGGCTAAATCCGGAGGTCGATCGGCTGTACGCCGCAGCGTGACGTCGCAAGCATGAGCGACGCGCCCGTTAAGGCTTTCCGCTACGACGCCGGACATCTTCGTCCGGCCGTCGAGACTTCGCAGGGCTTCCTGCGGTTGGACGGCCACGTTGGGCGCGCCGGGATCTACGAGTACGTGAACACCCGCGAGGACGAGGCCAACGGCCTCGGCAAGGCGGGCGCGATTCGGCGCGAGTACCGTCCCGAGGAGGAGGTCTATCGCGCCGACGCGCTCGCGCAGTTCGAGGGCGCGCCGCTGACGGCCGGGCATCCGTCGCAGCAGATCACGCCGAAGAACGTGCGCGCGTACGAGATCGGGACCGTCACGTCGCAGGCGCGGCGCGACGGCGATCGCGTCGCGGCGTCGATGGTCGTCAAGGACCCGTCGACGATCGCGCGCGTCAAGTCGGGCGAGCTCGTCGAGCTGTCGCCCGGCTACCTCGCCGCGATCCATCGCACGCCCGGCGCCGATGCGCGGCATGCCACGCCGGGCAATCCCGAGGGCCGCTACGACTGCGTGCAGCGGGACATCGAGATCAACCACCTCGCGCTCGTGCCTCGCGCTCGCGGCGGCGCGGACCTTCGCGTGCGCCTGGACGGCGCCGACGACGTCGCGATCGAGCGGCGCGAGACCGACCACGCGGCCGAGCCGCAGAAGAGGCACGACATGGCCGACATGTCCCACGACGAACAGATCGCGGCGCTGAAGCTCCAGCTCGACCAGGCTAACCGTCAGCTCGCGGAGCGCGAGGACGCGCTCGACGCGGCGACGACCGCCCGCGATGGGGCGAACGCGCGGCTCCG